TTGAATAAAATTTAAATCTTCCGCTTCCTTCCTCAGCACTCTTTTAAGATCTGTTGAAATTAAAGAAGCTGCTGTTTCATACTCTAATTTATTTTGTTCACAATAATGTAATATAGCATCCATTAAAGGCATTTTATCTGCTAGATTTTTGACATCTATATTAAATGTTTCAGGTGATAACATCTTAATCAAATTTTTCTTATCAATATCAATCTTTTTCGCCATAATCCCCATCATATTTGTGAAGTGTTTCTGCCTTAGCTATAACTAAATGAGCAAACCGAGTATTCGGTTTTAATGTAGTTTCACCACCAATATTATATAAAGTCGCACCTGCATAATCTTTATATCCTGAATCATATATTGAACTTATAATTAAAACTCCGTTTCTATTAAAAGTACTTCTACCGAGAAGGATTGCTATTTCACCTTCTGCTATATCTACATGTTGATTAGACTGAACTTCATAACAAGCACCTTGATCTAAAATATAATTACCATTTTTATCAACCTTTTGTTCTATTGATTTTCTAGGTTCTTTTTTATCTTCATCCATATGCATTGGCCCGGCACCAATTCGAAAAATCTTATCGACCCGTAAATCAATAGTATTAGGTTGAATCATTTTTTTATCAATATTAGTTACCTCGGTAGAGGCATTTACAGGATGTACAAACATTATTCTCCGAAATAATATGGATTTTCTTTTGTTTTAAAATTAAATCCTTGTTCAAGAATATCTGAACTATAATCTAATTTCCAATAAACATTGGGGGTTACAGTAGATGCACCAGGAAATAAAGTTGATGAAAAAGTAGAATCAGATTTAAACAAAGGACTAATTTCATTACGAAAAACATATATTTGATTTTCATGATATAACATGCAAGCAAAAGTTCCATCTACTTCATTTAGATCTTCATTTAATACTTGATCAAATAACCATTCCGTATCCCAATCACCTTCAAATTTTCCTTCTTTAATAATACCATTATGCCACAAAAATGATTTATCTTTTTTAGCTGGGTGAATAAATCTACCTATTGCCAAATCAGTATTATTAACTTCTTTTGATGTTGGTGCTTGTTGATGCACTACACAATAATCCCAATTTCCATCTAATAAATCTAAATCTAAAGGACCATAGGATTTTGTTTGAGATTTAAGGTCTAGACCATCATCGGTATATAAAAACTGAGAAACTGAATGTGATTCTTCTCCTCGATATCTATTTAGGTCAACTAATTTAAGTAAAAGCTTTTTATCTTTACTCGCAGAAATACTACACATTCCAGTTTATCTCCTTTTGATATTGTATAGGATCCGGTTCTCCTATGTTCATAAATGCTTTAATTCGTTCACTACATGAAGGACATGTACCGCAACTTTTTCCTTCTACATCGGGATCATAACAAGTTAAAGTATGTTTTAATAAATCAAAATTTCCTAATTCTTTACAAATCTTAAGTTCTTCTGTTTTACTTAATTGAGAAAAAGGAGCCACGATTTTAGTTTTAAATGTTCTATTTAAAGCTGCCACATTATTAAGAGCATCTACAAAAGCTTGACTAGTATCCCAATAACCATACTCATCATGAACTTGTAAACCACAAAAAATAAATTCTGCTTTTACTACCTCTGCAAAAGCACAGGCATTACTTAATAACATCATATTTCTAAATGGAACATATGTTACGGGTTGAGGATCTCCTAACACTTCTTTAATGTCAGGCATATCAATATCAGTACCAGATATATTTGCACTAATAGGTTGAACTAGTTCTCCAAAATAACCAATATCTAATTGTTTATGTGCTACGCCTAATTCTTGACATAATTCTTTAGCTTTATTACATTCTTCAGCTTGTTTTTGTCCATAATTAAAAGTTAATGCAAATACTTTTTCTGGACCATATTGATTAACAAGCATCATTGTAACAATGGAACTATCCATTCCTCCAGATAAAATTACTGCAACATTATCAAAATAAAATGGAAGTTTTTTTCTCGCTTCTTCTAAATCTGACATTAACTTTTCTCTACAACTTCTATCAATCGCGATAGATACCATTTAGCTTTATTTAAATCTTCAAGTTGTTTTTCTTTATTTTCATAACCCTTTTCCGTTTTCCTACCAGCTCGTAATATATACTTAACAATATTACCACGATGAAAATTTAAATCAAACGCTTCTATAACATCAATTGCTTCTAAGTTAGTATTACTTTGATAATGTTCGGGGTCTATTTTATTGGTAACCATATTTATTCCTATCTATCCAATCAGGATATTTCCGTTCCGGCCATTCTCCTGTTACTATTTCCCTAAATTTATCTACATTTTTATATAATAAATTAAAATCTATTTCTTCAGGTTGTAAATTATAAACAGAATCAAAAGAAGATTTTGGTTTATTTAATCTACCCATATTTCCATATATATCCCCATCTAATGCTGCCATAACTGGATTAGATGTATCCACACTATAAATCCAATTATAATCTCTATAATGAGAAAATTCTCTTGCCTGCCAAGTTCCTAATAAATGATGCTTGAGATTTAGATCTATAATCTCTTCTTCAACCATCCTTTTAAGCAATTTAATTCTTTCATTCGCTTGTGTTGTCGGTTCTTTATCTGCCCAAGAATATACAAAAGGAATTCCGATAATATCAAAATGTTTTACCTGCCCCCCAAACTCTAAACCAAAATCTCTGAATTGTTTATAACAATCTATGAGCTCATCTTGTGTTGCACCTTGAGCAACAGGCATACCTTGACTAATAGTATCTGGATAACTATTTACAAATTCCATAGTTCTTTGTAAAGTTGTTTCTTTATTTCCTAGAACATCTGGCAATATAACATATTCCGGTTCTATTCGTTGATACCATTCATATAACAATTCATTATCTAATGATTCCCCCAATTCAAAACAACTATTATCCAAATATATTATTTCCCCATGATCGGAAAATTCTAATGCTAGGTTTGCATATTCTTTATCTTCTAAAATTTTATGCAACAAAACGAACATATAATCACTTATAAAATCTTGATGTTCGTCTATTATAGAGATAGGAATTTCGTGAGAAATTTTTACATTCATATAAGTTTAACTCATTAAAGATCTACACCCAGCTAAAAACTCTCTACGACATTCACCGTCTTCGAATTGTCCCGATGCTGAAAGTGTGGCTGTTGAAGATCGAAGATCTTGTATGCCTCGAGATTTAACACAAAAATGTAGTCCATCAATTTGAACAGCTACGTCTTCTGTTTTAGCAACAAATGCAATTGTTGCGCGCACTTGTTCTGTTAATCTTTCTTGAACTTGAGGTCTTTTGGAAAAGAATTGAACTATTCGATTTAATTTTGAAAGTCCTAAAACATAATCATTAGGAATATATGCTACAGATGCTACTCCATCAATAACAATAAAATGATGTTCACAATATGATTGAACATTTATATTTCTTTCAAGAACAAAAGAACCCCTATAATTCATTGAATTTTTAATTTGTGTACATTTTGGAAATCTGTCATAATCTAAACCCCAAAAAATTTCATTAACATACATTTGAGCAACTCTTTCTGGAGTATCTCGTAAAGAATCATCTTTAAGATCTAAACCTAATTCAAACATAATATTTTTAACATTGTTTTGAATCTTTTCAATAGCTTCTTCAGAATTAAATTCATCTCGAACTCGTGACATGGGTGTTTCTAATCCTAAAGAAAGTAAATGCTCATTCACTTTTCGACCCAACTCTGGATCGCATTTTCTACGTACTTCCATTTTCTCCTTTGTTTAATTTATTATTATATTATATAACATTATAGGCACAATGTCAAGAATTTTTTAACATTTGTTTATTGTGGGGGGTATTATGATGGGTATGATTTTATTATTTTTAGTGTTCGTCGAATGATATAATGTTACCGCGGGTATCAAGTTTAATATTCTTGATTCCAAATCGCGATTCCATACTTTTCTTTTTTCGATCATCAGAAGCTATATGATCAAGGTCTTTCCAATAGTGATTCATCTGTGTGACTGCTTGTTTTGAAGTCATCAAACGTTCTAAAAATGCTTTAAAAGATTTCATTAACTGTGCTCCAGATATTTAACGCCGTCTCGTTCTTCGAGAAGTTTTCTATTTTTCATATGTTCTGCTTCAATTTCTTCTTTACTTCCGCCAAAATAGCCAACGGCATAACCATTTTCACACATCCATTTGTTTACATTGGTCCAACCATTCCATTCATCGCCGGTGGCAGTGCAGTTGATCCAGAGTTCTCCAAGAATTCTTCCGAATTTACCTCTACTGTCTTTCTCTGGACATCGACATTGGATTTCAATATCATCCCTGTCCGACACAATTGCCCAATGTACCCACGATTTAAGGGCGGCCGAGGAGAGTTTTCCGTAAAACTTTTCTGCCAAATCACGAGTTCTTGATTCTGGTGTATCGATTCCCAACAAACGGATTCGTCCACAATACCTAACATCGAACCCCAAATCAATAACTGCATCAATAGTATCTCCATCTACAACCTTCTCTACTGCAGTTATGTGGTAAATGAACTCGCAGGGGTTATCATTTTTATATTCGGCCATAATTTTCCTTCTTCAAATTTTGTGGCTGACCGTGCTTCTGTTCCCAAGTGACGGCCACAACTCGGCTATAGTCTACGCAGCGAGTGCGTAAGAGTATGCAGTATAATCGTCATTGTTTGCGATTAGTTTGATGGACCGTTACGGTGGTGCCTCTACCGAATACCTCTATATCTACCTTCACAATCAATCGAAATCTATTTCAGCCCCATCAACGAAAGTCATATCCAATAAAAAGTGTGGCATAAGTTAAACCCAATGCAAGTATTATAATTACTGATAGCCACATTAATTTCTTTTCCATAACTTTCTTTGGTGGAGCTGATCGGAATCGCACCGATGTCTTAACTGTTATCTAGATATGTCAACAGTATCATCTGTATTTATTAACCCATGGAACTCTCACAGAAATATCCCTTTTTTCAGATATTCCGGTTGATTGGCCCTTATTAAAAAGAACTATAGGATAATCCAATTCTTCGTAATTAGAAAAATGTGCTGAATAATAAAAATTATCTGGTATACGAATAGGGTCTAATCTTTTCATCCAAAGATAAGTATCAAAGCCACCATATTTTTCTATATCTTCAAATTCAAATCTTTCCCAAATTTTTAAACTCGTATCTGGTCTCCATCCTAATATTGAAGAATTATATGGAGTACATAATATATCCCTATTTCTTTGATCTTCGAAATCATCCATATGTTCTCTCCAACGAGCCCATGGCGCACATAAATAATCTTGTTTTTCTACCCAATCAAATAAACTATCTATATTACCTTTTATTACAACATCTAAATCAAATGCTAAAACAACATCTTCTGTAAACTGTTCTATTATTGGTGAATGATATAAAACTTTGGTCCACCATTTAGGAAGAATCGGTTCATCAAATACACGAAAATTTATATTATAAGTAGTATTTTTAAATACCATTTTTTCTAAACGTTGTATATCTTTTATAGTGTATTTGTCTCCTACACATATGCAGGCAACAGCTCTTCGCATAAAATTCATCGCCATTGGCCTATAACCATAAATCGTTTATAATTACCAAAATCTTTTTCTCCTTTATACCATATATTTTTTATTTGATTTTTTTCAGTTAATTCTTCAACATCCTTTACACAATTTATATGATCCGTTAAATCAATATAATCATTAGATTGTAAACAAACAAAAGGATTTCCCTTAAAAGAAAATTGATTTGTAAAATCTTGCATGTGCTCACAAGATGTACAGATAATTAAATGTCTTCTTCTAAGTTCTTTTCTTTCGAAATAATCATCATGTTGAATTACTTTATATTTTGGATTAAAAATATTTTTATATTGAGCCATTACTTTTTGACAAACTTCGTCTGGATCATATAAATCAATTTGAGTTATTCTTCCTTTAGTGAACCTGTCAATTAATTCTATCAGGGGCCAACCAAACCAAGATCCAATTATTTCTATTAGAAGAGGATAATCCCAATCCGGATTACCATCAGGAAATCTAATACTTTCAGAAGAATCTTTTGAATATTTTTTAATATTATCAGGAGTAGTTATTCTTAAATCATTTAAAATATCACACATCCATTTTTTAGATTCATATTGATCATCAGATATAGAATCATCAAAACTTTTTTCATATTCAGAATGATTATTTTTTATAAATTTCTGAACAGTATAATATGGTGAATTTCTAAAATTTTCTACCATCTACCTACCACCATAAAACGCTTATAATAACCAAAGTCTTTTTCTCCTTTATACATAATATCTGAGATTCCATTTTTCTCTGCTAATTCATTTGCACTCTCAACACAATTTTCATGTTCTGGTAAATCTATATAATCATTACTTTGTAAAACATAAATTGGTTTGGGAGTATCTTTATAATATTCTTTCATCTCGCCAATATCAGGCATATGTTCACATGAAGTACAAATTATCATGTGTCTGATTCTTTTATCATTTCTTTCAAAGTAATCACCAAATTGATTTATATTATAAGACGGTTCAAAATGATACTTATATTTTTGAACTACTTCTTGACATACTTCATCTGGGTCGTATAAATCAATTTGTTCAATCTGGACAATAGTATCTTCTAACATTTCTATTAATGGCCATCCAAACCATGCTCCAACAATTTCAATTTTAAAAGAATCCTTGCTCCCGAAAAGTTCAGGTTTTAAAATTTGACACATCCATCTTTTAGATTCATATTGCCCATCAGTAATAGAATCTAAAAGGTTTGAAGCATATTCTGGATAAGATTCATCTAAGAATCTTTTAACTTTCATATATGGAGACCATTCCATAGTATTATTATAATTTACTTCATCTTTTTCAAATTGCCCCAAAGTTCTTTCCCATTCACCTTTAGTTCTTTCCCATTCAATCGCATTCCGGCGTTTTTCGGCTGCACGTCTTGCATCTTCCTTGTCCCATTGTCCTGAAGTTTTTTCCCATAAACCTTCACAACGTTGCCATTCAATATTAGCTGCGCGTCTATCTCTTTGGAGAATTTTTAAATCAATTTCCGCTTTTTTAAAATCTTTTATGAACATCCTACCACTATTGAATATTTAACTTTTTGAAAATCATATTCTTCTTCAAATAAAACATCATTCAAATTATTCTGCTCTATTAATTGTTGGGTTGACATCACGGGATTGCATGAATATAAACGTTGTCTATTATTCCCGGCTAAAATGAATTTTCCCTTATGTACTTTACCGATAGGATATGTATCTTCACAAAATTTGTGAATAATGGGCCCCTTAAATTTTATATCATCGAATATAACATCTGTGCAATAAATGTTATCACTTATGAGTTCACAATCTTCACATACATAAGGATCTGAATCATAATATGATATATTATAACCTAATTTTTCTATTTTATCAACATGATAATTCATATACCAAGAACAGACGATATTCAAATCATCTTCATCAAAAAATTGAGTAATTAAAGAATGAATCTTATCATTTAAAACAATATTATATCGATTATTGGCTGAACCTAAATTATGTCGTCTATTTTCCAGTGTACTATACCACAAAGTATCGTATGCATTTTCCGTTCCATATTTTGAAATAGAAGCAGCGAACTTTTCAAATTCTATCATAACTGCTCCACATGTCAAGAGCCCAACCTTTTGCTTCATGCAACTCTACATGAGTTTCATTAGGTTTCGCCCATTTTTTATGAGAAGTATTAAAAAGACATATCTTATAATCAGATCTATATTCTGTTGGATTTAAATCATCTGAATATTTACAACCTATATTATAATTATATACATTTCCTGGTAACCAAAAATCTAAATTATTTTTTCTATGTTCCTGATAAAACAAATATTTGTCATATGAGGGATATGTAAAGAAAGCCTTTTCCTTATTTCTAACTAGCCTCTCATACATATCAAATCCAACATCGTCCTGCCAGGAAACAAAAGAAGAATTAATCGGAGTCGTCATATATCCATAATTAATTTTTGCTGCTTCATTGTTTCTCCAATAATTCCAAATATAAGTTACCTTATTCTTTTTTCTGTCTACTAGATCGGTTATATTATTTTGAATTAAGATATCTAAATCAAACCAAGCCTTAGATCCGGAGACATGTTTATATCTATCGAAATAACACATCTTTTCGGATGTAAATATTTGTGTCCTTGGAAATTCGGAAAAATCATCTGGTATACTTTCTATTTTTATATCTGGATCTATACCAGTTGAATTATCTGTAAGACATGTAAAATTAAAAGGATTATTATAATGTTTTTTAAGACTCTTGAAAAGCCTATTAACATATAATCTATTATACTTGGTTCCCCATTTCAAACAATAAAAATTTGTCATTTCCATTGATCTCTAAAAGCATCAAAACCTGATCCACACTTCTCAGCACATACTGTAGATTTACCATCTGCACAAGAAGATATATTCCAACTTTTTTGTAATTTTTTAAAGAATCCACCTTCAATAATATTTCGAAGAGGTGTATGAAGTGCATTAATATCTTTTAAATCATCGAAATATGACCATATCTGATTTTCACCTATTTCTTGATAAGCTTTATAAAATCTACCTGCTGTCCAACAACAGGGAGTTACTAAACCTTCAGCACTTATATATATTTCATTATTATCTAATGACTTACATGTGATTTTTGTTTGATCTAAATACTTTTGAAAGGAACCATGACTCTTAATCAATTTATCATAGCTGTTAACGCTCTTATTCTGATTTTCTGGATTAGTTGGTGGCTTAATCTCATTCCCCTTAGTGGTTATCTTTTTATCAACTTTCTTACCTTTATAGCTTTGTACCCACCTACCAGTTTTTTTTCTTACAAATTCGAGTCCGAATAATTTAGCCATTCTTTC